TTCCTTGGGCATATGCTATTCTATCTTCGGGTACACATCTATCTAAAATACCATCAACATCAATAATACAATGAGTACTACCTTTACCCCCAGAAACTCTTTGGTTAAATGTTCTAACAGTAGATGCTCCTTTATCTTGTTTAGGCCATCCTGCTGTATGGTGTAAAAATATTTGGGTTATACTATTAAGATTTCTTGTCTTTAGGTTATTAAAGGTTTCTGGGTTTATTTCATTTCCTTGGGAGGTAATTAAAAAATTTAAGTTTGCTTCTCTAACTATATTTCCAGTACGATTTATGTTTGGGGTTGTTATTGGAGAGGTATAGCCTTTTAAAAGATTTGGGGTATTAATAGTTTTTTTCATTTTATGTTAATACTGATTTACTGGTGGCTAGAGTAGTTAAAGATGTAGTCCAACTATTGTTGCTTAATTTATGGTTTACACCAGTGATAATAAAATCTAAAACGGGCCCATAGTTTGAAGGTAAAAAGTTAGTATTTACTTTTAATCTATTATAAATTTTTATACCACTAATACCATCCATATCTATTTTAAGATTAAAAGGAAGAAACCCTACAGAACTTTCTGTTGAATTAATTGAATTTTTTAAATTTTCTTTTGTAATTTCTGATTGAGCATAAATATAATAATTTGAAGCTATATCTTTATTAACTGATATAAAATCATTATTTATTATTAACATTAGCGATTTTGATTTAACTGTATCCGTACCCTTATTTTGGTTTAATCCTAAAGTTCCATATTCATCTCCTATAAAATCAGCATATTTTTTTAATACAGATTCATTTTGGGTTTTTAAGGAACCTGTGGTTACAGTTGATGGGTTTGTTATATTGTTTTTAAATCTATCAAATATCCCATTATTCCAAGTTGAAAATGCCGTTGCTTCTACCCCTGGAATAGACCCATTTGCTGTAGCTCCTATAGTTATCATTGAAGCATATTCTTTACTAATTTCAGTAGTAAGACTTATATTATGTACAAAGTTTGAGGTAGCTTCGTTTCCTTTTTGAAAATCATACCCAAACACTCCTAATTCAGGCTGGTCAACATATAAAGTGTTATATTTAGAATATTCATCTGAAAGTTTAGAAGATATTTGATTAATACCTGGAATTGGGGTTTGATCTATAATTTTAACTGTGTTTGTTTCTTTATCTATTATGGGTTCAAGGTTATTTATATTTCCTAGACTTTCATTAATATCATTACATATAGTTTTAAGAATATTAAATAAACTTATCTCATTATTAGTATCAACATTTTCCATAATTGCTTCTACTCTAGAAAAATTAAGGTAAATATTCATTATTTGAGCCCACCGAGCGTTTCCATCAGAAAAAATATAAGGTTCAAGACCTTGAAATATACTAGTAAAACCATTTTTTTCAGTTTCTAAAGCAGTATAAAAATTATTATTATTTATTATACATTTTGTTAAATCAAGTGATATTGTATTATCTATTACATAACATATATTATTAGTTGAGTCTGTGTCTATTTTTATTAAGGGAGTTTCTGTTTTTTCAATTTTAGGAATTACTTTTTGTTGGAGAAATTCTAAAAAAGTACCTAATCTTATAAAATAACTATCTTCAATGGGGAATACAGTTAATTTAACAAAATCACAGCCTAATTGATTTGTAGAAGCAGGTAAATTTTCAGAGTTAATATTATATTTGGGAAATATTATTTTGTTATCCCAATAATTACTATCCTGATTTTTACCCGGATTTAATTGGTAACCTATTTCTTTATCATATGTAGTAATTTTAGGTTGGTTATCTAATCCTTCAAATTCTACTTCTCCCTCAACAATATTATCACTAAATAATTTATATTCAATTTCTTTTTCTTCATACTTTCCATCAAATAAAAATCTAATATTCCAAAAATATTCAAATATAATGTTTTTGTCTTTTTTCTTTTTTCCTATTTCAGAAAAAGATTTAAATTTTCCTTTTATATTATTTTCTTCTGGAGGTATAGTTTGAGTATTTTCTTCACCTATTGTAGCTAAACCCTTAGAAACAAAATCCTTGTATACTTGGGTTTTGAAGTCGTTTAAAGTAAATAAGAAAAAAATGATATTTTGTTGAAGAAGACTTACGGGAAATCTGGGGGTATTTCCTATATTATTATCTAACATGGTTGAATTATTTCCTTCTTTTTTAGCTAAATCTGCCCATCCTGCTCGACCCCCAGGTATAGGGGATTTTCTAGATTTATATAATATAAAAGTAGAATAAGTATACAAAAATCCCCTTATATCTTCATTCAATACTATAAAATTATCCTGAGAATCAAGATTTTTCATGGGGGATGGATATTCTGGGAGGAAATTTTCTGGGTTTGAAAAATTAACTAATTGAAGTTTATTAGTATTTCCTCTTACAATTAAATATTGGTTTTTATATCTTTCTTGAAAGTTTAATGGTATAAAAAAATTAGCTATCATATCTCTAAAATAATGGATATTTCTAAAACCAGATATAACATTATCATAATTTTCTTTTAATATAGAACTAAAATCAAATTGTAACCCCCTTGGATTATCTTCAAAAACTAATGAACCATTAAAGGATTCTCCTGAAACTGGTTGGGCTACTTTAGTTAGAGTTTGGTTACTTTTATTAGTATAAGCTTTATAATAATCTTCTAAAACTTTACTTAAATTAGGGTATAAAGTACTATAAAATTCATTTTCAGATAATACTCCTCCTCTTTCTTTTAATCTTTCTAAGTCACGATTTCGAAGTGATGAACCCTCAATAAGTGGTGATGGAAGATTAATTTTTAATGATTCAATTATATCTCCAAGGGTTATAATTTCTATTTTAACACTGTAACTTCCATCAGTTTCAAAAGACCAGGAAAAATTAGACACAGTACCAAATAAAGCGCTATAATTTCCAAAGGTTTCTTTTCTTCTATTTTCTATTAAGGGTAAAAAAACACTATAATCAGATTTAGAAAATTCTTGTTGGAAAAAAGTATCCTCTATTAGTGTAGTGCTCATATTTTGGAAGTTTCCTTTATTATCTATATACTTATCATATCCCCATTCTAAAAAAACAGTATAACCTAATCTCATATATAAAACATCTATTATATCTAATTGGTTTCTATTATGACATTTTATATTTACAGTTGCTTTTTTGATCGAGCCTCTATTTAAATCTTTTACATCTACATCTATTATGCCTGGCATGGGAGAATATCCAAAATCTTTTCCTCCTACCCCATAAACTTTATTAGTACCTGTTATACCTGATCTTTGTTGAAGGTTATAATAAAATGTATCTTTTGATGTTATATCATCCGGGTCTTCTAAAGTAGAACTACCAAAACTAGCTAAACCATTAAATAATACATTTTTAACAGCTAAATCCTGTCCAAGTTTTACCCCCTCAATCATGGGATTGCCTTTTAATAAATCAAATCTTTTTTGATCTAAAGAAACCCCAGATGCTAATTTTACCCAAGCATTTCTAGAATTTAAATATTTAATATCATTTATGGTACGATTAATAGTCTTTCCATGGATTTTTTGTCTAATGGATATTTGTTCACTAACGTATTTTTTAAATGGTTCTCCTAAAAGATTTCCCATAACTTTAAATTTTAATATCCACCTCCTGATATACCACTACCCCCACCTGAGGTACTACCCCCATTAATTGTAGTTGAAGTTGAAGACACTGAAGTGGATGAATTTATATTTTTATATGATGCTAAAGTTGGAGTTGGGTTAGATGGGATTCGGATTTGGGATCCTTCAGGAGGGGTAAGTGAATCTTGTACTAAATTACCATTTGCGTTTGCTATAACCCACCATAAAGTAGAATCACCATAATACTGTAAGGCTAAAGTATCAAATCTATCTCCAGCAGTAGTATAAACATAAGTGTCTTCAAATGTTCTTGCAATTTGAGGATAACGAACGGTTTGATACATTTGTTTTCCATCTGAGGAATTAATTACTGGTATGTTTGTATAACGTGCCATTTATATTTTATTTTTTAAAACCTGATCCTCCTACAAATTGTTTAGTATCAGGGATTGCTGCTTCAGATAAACTAACAGATTTATAATTATTATTAGATCCTTGGGTAAGTCCTATATATCGTTGATCTCCATAAGTTTTTATTTCTTTTCCATCCCAAGTATTATCCTGTAATTGTGGTGTGAATCTATGAATTGGTGTGTATTCCATACTTACATTGCATATATGAGGCATTTCTTTAACATTTGGGTCTCCACTTCCTTTTTTAATAACTTCATCTGCTATTGCAATATCCCAAGGAGATTCTTGAGGTACTTCTAAAGATAAACTATTTATAAAGCCTGGTAGTTCATAACACCATCCTCCTAAGGTTAAGGTTGTTAAAACTCCCCCCATGTAACCACTATCACTATAATCAGGTGCTAGGGTTGATGCTAAAAAGTTTAGTTTTTTATATTGGGCCATTAATTCAGGTTTTGATTGGGCAGCTACAGTGTATGATAATGAAATTTTTCTACCAAACCCACCGTATTTATAAAATTCTTCACCCCTTCCCATATATTTAGTTCCACTCCATTCAGCAGTGTAACCATCTGAAAAACTATTTATAAAAGCTCTAAAATGTGAATAAACTTTTTCAGGTTTGCCATTTTTATCTTTTGTTCTTAAAATGGCAGCTATTCTAAACTTAACAAAGTCATTTATTCCATCTTCTGTAGAAGACCTATTAGTAGAAGATTTATAAATAGGTAAATAATTAATACGGTCAACTATAGATACTCTTTCTTGTGATGTTCCACTTTGGAAAATTTTTCCCTTGGTATAACTTATTCTATTACCTTTTTGGCCTGGGGAAGACATATTTACTCTAGAACTATCGGTACCTTCATATACTTTATTGGGATCAGTGTAACTGTTAAATCCACTTATTATTGTAGAATTTGGGTTTTGCTTTTTTAATTCATCTTCTAATAAAGGTGTTCTAAAATCTTGTATAGAAGGGGCTGTAGAATTTTTAGCATTATTAAGATTTACTTGATTTTGAATTTGTTGTTGAGTCCAAGTTAATGAACCATTATGATTAATTTCTTGATTGCTTGTTAAAGTGCCAGGATTATATACTGAAGTATTAGAAATATTATTCCAAGTAAAACCCGACTCATTAGATATACTAGCTAAAAGTATACGTTTATTAGTAAAAATTTTAACGTTTCCTGAGGACTTTTCATAATTTCCCCCTACAAGTTTAGCATATTTAAGGGATAAATTTAGAGGAGTTCTAAATAAACTTTGTATTTCATCTCTATTAGTTTCTTGGTTAGCAATTCCTGTTTGGTTGGTAAGAAAAGATGAAAATGATCTTCTTAGAACATCAGAGGGATCTGGTGCAGTTAAACTAAATGGATCTGATTCTATAAATTTTTCATCTATAGGATCATTTCCTAATACTTTTGTAATGCCCCCTTTATTATTTGTAGCAAATGGTATATTAGTCCTTCCAAGACCTAATGTTGATCCTGGTCCTCCTGAATAAGATAATATATTAGTAGATGAAAATCTGCCAACATGTTCATCTAATAAATTTAGTAACCTATTATTTTTTACTGATACTATAGAGGCAATAGGTAAAGTAGTTGATTTAACTACATCCATATAAGTTTTTAATCCTCCTATAAGGGGATCACCTAAAGGATTTAAACCTTGTTTATTAGCATGTCCTCCTATATAATTTTGACCTGCTTGGATTATAGTAGATAAAGGAGTATAAACATTTTCATTTAAAGCTGCATCTCTCCAGTTTACTTTTCCACTAGCTTGGGTTGCTACTGCGGTTCTTGATAATAAATTTTGTTTTGTAATAAATAAAAGACCACTTGGAGATTTTAAGTCTACAAAATATTTGGATAATCTAAGAGCATCTTCAGCAGAGTCTATAGGGGCTTTTAGCCCACCTCTCCAAAGAAAGTCCTTTGTCCTATCCGTAAAGGATGGATCATCCTCAGTTTTTGGGATTGGGGTTTGAATATAAGGTTGCCCACTGCTACCCCCACCAAACCTATCCTTACCAAACTTTAATGATTTAAGATCAGTTTTTAATTCTCTTAACCCCATTAAAATGAAGCTCCTTCAGGAGAGTTATCTCTATATGTTGGAGGCGTTACACCATCTAAATCTAAAGTAGAAGGTGGTGTTGTAATACGTTGTGCTGGGGTTCCATTTAAAGAATATTCATCATGTAATGTAGATTGTGCTCTATCTGGTATAGTTGGAGTTGATCCATTTAAGGCTGTAAATACTGAGCCTTGGTTTGTTAGTTTATTTAAAAGTGCCATAATTGTTGTTTTATTATAAATATTAAAATTATTGAATTGCTCGTTCTGATGTGTTAATTTCTTGTCCTACTTGGTTTCCGTTCATTTCTATTGTGGAGGATTTAGCAGCTATTTTTTGTAAAATAGTATTTTGGTTTTTTAGTAGTGTAATCATTTCACTATTATCTACTTCAGATGTGGTAGTAGTTGTAGTATTAGTTGTAGTATTATTACCCCCTCCCAATAAATCTGTACCCGCTATTATAGAATCTTGTTTATTTAATTGAATAGATCCTTTTGGTCCTGATACTATCATACCTCCATCAGGTCCTATCATACCATCATTCATTTGGGATTGAGCTTGACTTGTAGCTGATGACATACTAGCTATTACAGCAGCAATTCCTGCAGCTATTGCTATAGCACCAATACCAAGAGTTGCGGCTGAAGCACTTGTAACAGCTGCAATAGCACCACTAATTAATGCTGGTAAAGCTGTTAAAGCAGCTGCTGCGGCTCTTATTAAACCAGGAACCATTTGAGCTGTAATGGCTAGTCCTGCAGCTGTTAAACCTGCGGCTATAAAACTAACTACAGGACCCATTTCTTGAAAAGTTTCAGAAAGAGATTTTGTGGGATCAAAAATTGATGATATTATATCTTTTATTCCTGTTAAAATGTCTGAAACAAAGTTAAGTGCAGGTACTAAAATATCTGCTATAGGCTGAATTATTGTTAAAATAGGTTCTGCTAAAGCAATAAATAATTCTTGTACTCTAGCCATAGTTGCTTCAAATTTTTCTGCTGCGGAAACTGATTCTAATTGGGCTGCTAAGTCTTTATCTTTCATTTTAGCTGCTGCTTCTTCTTTAGATAAACCATCAGCTCGCATTTTATTATATGCTTTTTGGGCATCACTCATACTATCAAATCCCGCACCTCTTACAGCTTCTAATTTTTCTTGCTCTTTAATCATTCCTGCTAGCTGATCTCTATTCATTCCTAAAGCTTTAGCTGCTGCCTCTTGTGCTATAACATTTTTAGTTTCAAAAGCATTCATTATAGCTTTGTTTTCTAACACTTCTTCAGCTACTTTACCCATATCTCCTTCTAAAGCTGCTTGTCTTGCTTTTTCTAAATTGATATCCTTTCCAAGTAATAATTCTGCTTCAAGTTCTGCTTGTATTGAACTTTCAAAATCTAATAAACTAGAAGCTATACCTTCAACTTGTGCCATATTAGAACCTAAGGCCTTAACTGACATTACTTGTTTAGTAAGTTCAGAGGAATTACCTTTAAAAGTCAGGTATACAGCACTGGATGTTTTAGCTATAGCCTCTTGAACTTGTTTTACACTCATTTGGAGACCTTTTTCTTTATTCATCTCCATAACTGTAAGTGTCTGAGTTTTTAATATATCTTTAACACCCTTTCCAGTTTTCATAGATTCTAAGGCAAATAACCCTTGAGCTTCTCCTGATAAACCTGTTCTTTTAGCTATAGAAGTCATGTCTTCAGCTAATTTTCCAGTAAATTTTGTAGATTGACCAAAGAATGTATTTAAAGTTCCTTGGGTTTCCATTAAGGCTTTAGAAGAAACTACTACATCATTACTACTTCTAGCAATTTCATTCATTTCACCTCTTATAGCTAAGGAATTTTGATATGATATACCATTGTTTTTAGCAAATTCACCTGATGCTTTATCTACAGACATAAGAGATTTACCTATTGCTGTGATTGCTCCTAATGCTAGGGTAGTAGGATCTAATAAATCTTTTACAAGATTTTTTCCTAAAGCTTTAAATTGCATTGCCGCAGCTTTAGCTTTAGTAGGAACTTTCCCTGTAGCTTTTGCAGTTTCTTCAATTTCTTCTGTAACGGATTCTAGGGCCTTTTTAGATGATTCTCCTAATCCTGGTATGGTTCCTATTAGTCTATTTAATTTGCCCGCTACTCCTAAACTTTCTTCAACTTTTTTAGCTAATACTAGTTCTTTTTCTCTTTCGGCATTTTGTTTTTCTAGTTCTTCAGTGTTTAATTTGGTAAAAAAAAGTTGTTTTTCAAAAGAACGCATAGATTTTATACTACTTTCTAATTCCTTTTCTTTTAAGCTGATGTTGTCTTGTAAAAAGTTTACTTTATTTTCATCTATTTTTAACCCCTGGGAAGCTTTTGATAACTCTTTATCTAATAAAGATTGTTTACGGTTTATACTATCTGAAAGTTTTTTACTTATTAAAACTCTTTCCTTACCTTTATCTGTAATTGATGATGTTAAACTTTGTTCAGTTAATTTACCTTTATTTAGTATATCTTGATTTTTAGAAATAGCCTTATTAAGCTCGGAAATAGAAGTTAATCCTATTTTTTGATTAAGGATTTGAGTATTTATTTGTTTATTAACCTTTAAAAGATTAGAATCAGTTGTGGCTCTTCTAGTATTAATCCCTAAAACTTCTTTAATAGAATCAACAAGTGAAGAAGATAAATCTAAGTTTTCAGCTTGTTTTTGTTTTTCTTTATCAAGTTCTTGATTAATTAATTTTCTTATATTTAATTCTTCTTCAGAAGTAGCCATCTAATTTGCATTTATTATAAATATTAACAAATATTATTTTTTAGACGCTTTAGTAGTATAAGAAGGTTTACGAGCTTTATTAGTTAAAGCTTCTTTCATATGTTCAGGTATAGCTGTGTCTCCTATATTAGCAGAGGAAGTATTAGGTTTGTTCGAGGCTTTATCTATGGCTTCTTGTTCTTTTTGCTTATAATCTACTATTTGTTGGAATGTAAATTTTCTTAGCCATATTGGCATATTATATACAGTATCATAGTCGTATCCGCCTCCATGGAAAAGTATTTGATGTATTATTGTAAAAACTGATTTACGGTAATCAGAGGTCAGGCCAAAAAAACCCGGCAGTCATCGGTATAGTAGCATCCTCCTCTGTGCCACTTCCACCTGTAAATGTGAATTTCATTTGAATATCAGGTTGAGTAACTCTGATGTGTTCTCTAAATGCTCTTGAATCTCTAGCTAACATATAATTATCTACAAATTCTCTAATTGTTTTATTTTCTGTTTCTCCGTTTACTGAAACTAACATAAATTTTAATCTAGTAGATAATTCAGGGGATCCTTGTTTATCTATTTTTTTAAGTCCTTTAATTTCGGCTTCAATTTTTTTCTCATCTCTATTAGTTAATAACTTATATGTGATGGCTGTGTTAGTGTGAGGTAAGGTATATGAAAATTCGTTTTTATTATCTATCATAGTAGACTCATCTAGATGTTGAGTTTCTAATTCAGTTAAATCTATAGTAACATCTTCTCCTTTATATTGGAAATCATAATCTTTCCCGTAACCTAAAATACGTGCAGCTATTAGTACAGCATTTTTATCTCCTACTACTAAATCATCATAATTTACTTTAGAAATAATTAAAGATTTTAATAGTTTATCTATTACTATTCCTTGTTTAATGTAGTTTTGGTTAGTTAAAATATCTTCTTCCTTAGCGGTCATATATTTCATTTCTATTTTACCACTAGATAAAGGGTTATCTTTAGGGTATATTAAACCTTTTGAGGGTAATTCTACTTCTTCAGTAGGGAATTTAAATTCTGCCATAATCTTAATTTATAAAACTTTATTATAAATATCAATATAAAAAAGGAGCTTGACATAGCCAAACTCCCTTTTAATTGTGGTGTGGAAAAATTTTTAGAAATTTAATACTGCGTAATCGATTGATACAGTTAATTCTATGTTTTGAGCTTCATTTTCTGTGTCCCAGTTGAAATCACCGAAATTAGCATTTGTAATGAAAGCACCTTTTAAAATCCATTCAGAAACAATATCTCCAACAGGACCTAAAACATCAATAGTTAAATCTTTTTTATAAAAATCACTATATCCATCTCTACCTGTTACTGATTCATGGTGTAGTCTTACCCATTCCATTACCGCTTGAGCACCTGAAGGTGTTATTGGATCAAATAGTGTCATTGAAACGTCTGACCATCTTGATTTACCTTTAACTTTTCTTTCTACGTTAATGTGGTTAAGGGTTACTACTCCTTGTTCTAGTGTTACAGCTCCTACCCCTTTGATTTGGTATGAAGGAATCCCATCTACGTATAGGATAAACCTATTCTTTTGTTTGGGTTCAAACGCTGTAAAAAATATTTCATTGGGATCTAATACTGCCATGTTTTATTGTTTATTTTCAATTATAAATATCTAATTCTTTTATTTTTATACCGGGAAAGTAGCTCCAGTTGGTTGTACATTGAAATCTAGGTATATAAATTCAGCTGTTTTTGTTGGTTGAATATATATTTGACCTACTAATTCATTTCTATCTATAACATCTGGTGTGTTATTGCTATCATCCATTACTACTTTAAAAGCATATAATCCTTGTCTTTGTTGAACACTTTCTAAGAATGGGTTAACTTGTGATAAGAAATTGTTTCTTGTAGTGATTGTGTTTTGTTCAAATACTAAGTTATCTGCAACTTGTGAAATGTAAGACTTTAATTGTATTAATAATCTTCTAACATTTATTCTATCAAGTGCTGATGCTGCTTTTTGTAATGTTTTTTGTCCAAATACTGTTACTCCTGTGTTTGGAAAAGTAGCTATTGGGTTAACATTTGCAGTGTATAATGTATTTCTAGTTCCGTTAGGTAATTTTCTTTCAGCTCTTAATACTGTGTTTAAGGCTCCTCTATTTAATCCAGCTGGTGCAAACCATGCTTCTCCTGCTCTATCATTAAAAGCATATACACCTGGTATCATTGTTGAAGCTGGTACCCAAACTTTTGAGTTTAAATCAGGATCAATTGTTTGTAACCATGGCCAATATGTAGCTGCATATGAAGAATCAATTGCTGCTGCTCCTGCTGTTACAGTTGTAACTCCTGTGTTCCAGTTTACTAAATCTACTATAGCTAAATTATCTCCTCTTGTTTGAGCATTGTTAACCATTGTAGTTAATTCACCTGTTTGTTTACCATTTGCTTTAATTAAACCTGGGGCGGTAATTAAATTAAACATGTAATCATCTTTATTAGCTAATAGATTAAATGCTACACCATATGTTCCATTGGTTGTTACATCATCTAGTGCTTCACTATCAAATCCTTGAGTATTATCATTTGAAATATTTTCATAAAATAAAGCTGGGCTATTTGCTGTAGTAAATACTGTACCTGTAGCTCCACTAAATGCTCCAGATTGAGCTGTTGGAATTGAACCAGTAAATTCTGATTTTGCTGTTCCCGCATTATCAAGATAATTTAATGTTGGTTTAGAAACAGAATCTACATAAACGTATCTACTTAAATTATTATAAGTTCCTTCATTTTTAATATAATAATCACTACCGTCAGTATCTATTATTTGTTTAGAATTACCTATTGCCTTTTCAATATAATTATTAGCATTTGGGTCTAAAGATAAATTAGGCCATGTTTCTAATACTACTTTATTATTTGAAGCATCATTACCTCTTCTAATTAGTAAACTAAACGTACCATTTGCCTTATCTGGGCTTACAATTTCCCATCTTAAATTATCATTAGTACCTGTACTTAAAGTATTATTAACTCCATCAGTACCTGTGTTATTCATAATAACTCCTTCAGATAAAGTTTTTAAGGTAAAAATATTTCCACTTGTTGTTGCTGAACCCGTAATAGTTGTACTAGAAGCTGCAGTATAAGAACCACTTACTACTCTAGTTACTAGTAATGAATCCCCACCTTGTTGGAAATAGTTATATGCCGAAATTGAAGTAAGGTAAGTGTATTCACCACTTCCACTTTCTACAACAGCACCAAATTTATTTTGATATTCTGAATAAGTAGTAACTAATGTTGGGATACCAACTGGACCTTTTACTGTGGGTCCTACTATAGCTGCTCCTGCTTGTATGGGTTGCGCTGTTAAAAAAGATTGGTCGTTTTCTCTAGCGAGTACACCAGGTGATATTAATACTTCTGCCATGTTTTATGAATTAATTTTGTTTATAAATATTGCAAAAGCTCTTAAAAATGCAGTTAGGCTTTAATAAATTCACCACTTTCTAAATTTACGGATCCTTTGCCGTATTTTGTCTCTAGTTCTTGTGCTGATTTTGCTTGCTTACTTTCAAAAGCTTCCATTTGGTTATTAATCATGTTTTTTTGTCTTCCTAAAAAGCCTAGTTGATATTCAACTGTGCCTAATTGGAACATTAAATCGTTTTGTTCTGTTTGTAACGAAGTTAAATTTTCTACTTCTTCTTTTGTTAAAACTGTTTTTTCCATTTTTATTTTTTTATGTGGTTATAAATATTATAGTTTAAATTAAGATTAAATATATTTAAAATTTTTTTACTGTCCAAATTATTTTTAATTTTTAAGCTGGTCCTCCATCTGTAATTGTAATACTAAGATCATCTTTAATAAATACACGAGATGCTGATGGGGCAGATCCTTGAGTGCCCGTATATTCAGCACCCCCAAAATCTATTTGACTTATAGAATTATCTAAACTTGAACTCCAGCTAGTTAATATTTTATCGTAATTTGCAGTTGTTATATTTGTTACTCTTGCAAAGTAATTCCCAAATGTGGTTATATTACTTGTATCCCAAGTATTTAATCCTACTCCTTCAAAATTATCGGCATCCCAAAACATATTACTTATTGAAACACCACTTGGATTAAAATCCCAAGAGGTATACGTGGGAACTGAAGATGTTAAAGTAACACTTTGAGTTGCAAATGATACATCAGATAAAGCATTTGCCTGGGTAAATGTGTTATTAAAGCTGGTAGAACCACTAACATACCAAGTTGATAATGATTTGTTAAAAGATGTAGCATTTTGAAGCATACCCGCAAAACTTGTATTATTAGGCATATACCAAGCATTGTAATCATAAGATCCTACTGTTTGAGCAGAAGCACTTATATCCTGATTAAAAGAATTAGCAACATAGAACATTGAAATTGAATTTCCTAAATTAGTCATATCCCAATTTCCTATCGGTTTATTAAAAGCAGTAGCATATTGAAACATTGCTCTACCAGTTACAAATCTTTGAGTATCCCAAGCACGATATGTTTTACTTCCTACAGTTACCATTGAAGAACTTATATCTTGATTAAACGCAGTAGCATAATTAAACATT